CCGCCGTATGCAGAATCGCGCATGAAAATATTCGAGGGTCGAATTCGATGAGCGGCGTGCGTGGCGGTCAAAGGCCGAAGCCAGCGTTCCTGAAGTTGGTCGCGGGCAATCCCGGCAAGCGCGAGATCCCGACGACCGAGCCGCAAGTCGAAGGCGACCCAGTCAAACCGTCGTGGCTCACCGGGCGCGGCGCCGAGTTGTGGGATGAAGTGCTGAAATTCGCTTTCTGGCTGAGCCTCGCTGACTCGTACAAGCTCGCTGCGTGGTGCGATCGCCAGGCCGAGTTTGAGAAGCCGCGCAAACGCCAGAAGTGGACCGCCTCTGATCGCCGTGAGCATCGCTCGCTAGGTAGTGAACTGGGGCTCGATCCGAGCTCGCGCGCGCGGATGGCGCTCAATGATCCCGGCGCGCATGGGCGCCGCGTGAAACCGACGGCTTCTGCGTCCGATGGCCCGAAAGACCCGGCGTCGAAATACCTCGGCTGACCCGGTTACGGCGTACGCGGATGATGTTCTCGCCGGCCGGATCGTCGCTGGGCCGCATGTGCGCAACGCGTGTCGGCGCCACCGTCACGACCTTGAGGAGGGTCCGAAGCGCGGATTGACGTGGGACGTCGCGGCAGCGTGTCGCGCGATCGAGTTCTTTCCCGACGTGCTGCGGTTGAATGGCGGTCAGTTCGAGGGGCTGCCGTTCAATCTGCACGCATCACAGGCGTTCCGCGTCGGATCGATCTTCGGATGGAAGCGCGAGGACGGTACGCGTCGATTCCGCCGGTTCTACGACGAAGAGGGCAAGGGCAATGGCAAGTCGCCGATGCTCGCGGGCATCGGACTCTATTGCATGCTCGCGGACGGCGAGGCGCGCGCGGAGGTCTACGCCGCAGCATCGAAGAAAGATCAGGCGATGGTGTTGTTCCGCGACGCCGTCGCGATGGTCGATCAGTCGCCGCCGCTCGCGGCGCGATTGAAGAAATCCGGCGGCAACCCGGTCTGGAACCTCGCGGACTTCAAAACCGGGTCGTTCTTCAGGCCGATCTCCAGTGACGACGGCCAGTCAGGTCCGCGCCCCGCTTGCGCGCTCTGCGATGAGATTCACGAGCACAAGGATGGTGGTACGACGCTCGACATGCTCGAGCGCGGGTTCAAGTGGCGCCGGCAGCCGCTGCTCGCGATGGCCACAAACTCCGGGTCCGACCGCAACTCGGTGTGTTGGCAAGAGCATCAGCACGCGGTGCGCGTCGCCGCGGGCACGATGACGCCGGATGAGGCGTTCGAGTTCGTCGGCGAAGTGATCGATGACGAGACGTTCTCCTACGTCTGCGCGCTCGATCCAGATGACGACCCGCTTGAGGATCCGAGCTGCTGGATCAAGGCGAACCCGCTGCTCGGCGTGACCGTCAAGGAAGACTACCTCGCGAGCGTGGTGCGCCAGGCAAAGGCGATTCCGGGCAAGGCCAACGGCATTCTCCGGCTGCACTTCTGCGTCTGGACCGATGCCGATACGGCTTGGATGGGTCGTTCCGCACTCGAAGAGGTACTTGCCGAATTCGAACCGCAGATGCATGCGGGCAAGCGCGTGTTTGGATCGGTCGATATCTCCGGCGCGCAGGACCTCACGGCCGCTGGTTTCTGCGTCGAGACGGGTTCCATCGAGATCGAGCGCGAAGGCGAGCTCGTCAAGCTGCCGACGTATGACGCGTGGGTGGAAGCGTGGACGCCGGCCGAGACGCTCGCCGAGCGCTCGCTGCGCGACCAAGCGCCGTACGAAGTTTGGGTAAAGGGCGGCTGGCTGAATGCGGTGCCGGGCCGAATCATCCGGCTCGATTTCGTTGCCGCGCGCCTCGCCGAGGTCTACGCGGAATACGAGTTCGCGCTGCTGGCCTATGACCGCTACGCGTATCGCAAGCTCGAACAGGAGCTCGATGCGCTCGGGCTGACGCTGCCGCAGATCGAGCACCCGCAAGGCGGGGTCCGCCGTGGTAAGCCGCCGGACGAATGGGTCGAGGCCGCGAAGCGCGCCGGCGCGGAGCCGCCGCAGGGTCTCTGGATGCCGGGCTCGGTGCTCGCGCTCGAGACGCTGATTCTGGAGCACCGAATCCGAATCCGGCGGAGCCCGGTCGTCATCTCCGCAATGATGAGCGCGGCGGTCGAACGCGACCCATTCGATAACAGGTGGTTTAGCAAGAGGCGCGCGGTCAACCGCATCGACGCGCTCGTGGCGCTCACGATGGCGGTAGGCGCGGCAACGGCGGCGCCCCCGAGCACGAGTTCGATCTATGAAGAGCGCGGACTAGTAGTGATCTGAGGAGAATCGCCAAAGTGATGAAACAGTTGCGAGCCGCGCTGCCGGTGGTCGCGCGCGACGCGCTGGGTCTCATCGGCGCCGCGTTGATCTCCTACGGCGCGTGGATGGTCTATCGCCCTGCGGGCTTCATCGTCGCCGGGTCGCTGCTGCTTGCTGGCTGTCTGCTGCTCGCGCGAGCTGAATGATGCGCGGGCTACTCGGAGGAATCGCGCGCGGAATGAGTGCGCCGGTGCAGCGCAGCTCTGCGGGCGTGCCGTCGTATGGTCTGATCCCGCCGCTCGGCTCGGTCCAGTCCGCGAGCGGCCTGCTCATCTCGCAAGCGACCGCGATGACCGTCTCGGCGGTCTATCGGGCGATCGATGTGCGCTCTAAGGACGTCGCTCGCTGCAAGCCCATGCTTTACAGCGGCCCCACGCGACGATCAGCGGATGGCGCGCGCATGGTGCCTACAGATGGAACGCGGACGCCGATCGCGCCAGAAGATCATCCGGTCGCACAGCTTCTGGTGAGACCAAATCGGGTCCAAACCTGGTTCGAGTTCATGCGCGATCTGTGGGTCGCGTATCTGCTTCGCAGCAATGCGTACGCCGCGATCCTGCGCGACCGCCGCGGCAATCCGACCGAGCTCATCTGGATCAATCCGGACGCTGTGATGGTGCTCGAAGCCGTCGATGGGTCGTGGTTCTACAACGTGAATCGCATCGGCCTCTTCCAGATCGCGATGTTGCGCAACTTCCCGGTCGCGATTCCTGCCGAAGACGTGCTTCACGTGCGCGGGATCAGCTTCAACATGCTGGTCGGGGCATCGACCATTGGCCTCGCGCGCGATTCGATCGGGCTTGCGATGGGTCAGAACCTGCAGGCCGCGCGCTGGGTGAACAATGGAGCACGGCCCTCGGGCGTGCTCGAAACGCAGAACAAGCTGAGCGAGGACGCGGCGAAACGTCTGAAGCAGCAATGGCAGGAGTTTCAATCCGGCGTCCAGAACACAGGCAAGACGGCGGTGCTCGAAGAAGGCTTGCAGTGGAAGCAGTTGCAGCTGACGGCTGTCGATCTTCAGTTCATCGAGCAACAGAAGCTTGGCGTGCAGGACGTGGCGCGTTTTTGGGGCGTGCCACTACGCAAGCTCATGCAGCCGGAGGCCGCGAAGACTGGCGATCCCCTCAAAGAGGATCAGGCGTATGTCAATGAGACCGTCGCGCCGGACCTCGAAATGTTCGAGCAGAAGCTCGTGCGCACGTTTGATCTCGACAAGGAGAAGCTCGGCATCGATCTCGATGAGAGCCCGCTGTTGCGCGCCGATCCGCTGACGCGCGCGAACCTTGGTCGCATCAAAGTACTCTCCGGCCTCGGCGCGCCGAATGAGTGGCGCCGCGAAGAGCGCCTGCCGCCCGTGCCCGGCGGCGATCAAGTGCGCGCGCCCGTGAATCTCGCCGCGCTGGGCAGCGATATGACTGGACAGTCGCCGGACGGTGCTGGACGACCGAAGGAAGGCGAAGAGCCCGAACCGGGCGTCCCGAATCAGGAGACGTGAAAATGCCCTTGCCAGAACTTCCGGCGCCTCCACCGATTGATCGTTCATGTGCCGGTCGTTTGCGAATCGCCGTTCCGATGCTCGGTTCGCTGCTGAAGCTACCGCCCGGACAGGCTGTCGTCTCCGCGCGTATCACAGATCTCGGTGACATCGAATTGCTCATCGAGGGCGCCGGTTTGCCAGAGCGAGAGGCGAATGGTTCGGCGCCGCTGACGAACCTCATTCTTCATCGGGAGTGCAGGCCGGGAGATGTCGCAAAGGGCGGCATGCAATGGCGTATCACGATGAACTGGGAGAACTCGCCCGAACAGCAATGGATATGGTCTGACTGGAGTTATTCGCGATGACCATGATCCGCAAGCTCGTGCCCGCGCAGGTGAAAGTGCTCGCGGACGACGAGATCGAAGTGCGTATGTCGACCGGCATCCGCGCGCGCGACGGGCACGTCCTCATCCCGCAGGGCGTGCAACTCGACAATTACAAGCGCAATCCGGTGGTGCTCTGGGATCACGACGTGAGTGCGCCCCCGGTCGGGCGATCGGAAGAGATTCGCGTCGAGCAGGACGAAATCGTCTCGCGCGTGAAGTTCCCGCCCGCCGGCATCTCTGCGCGCGCGGACGAAATCCGCGGTCTGACGAAGGCCGGTTTTATCAATGGTGTCTCGGTCGGCTTCGATCCCATCGATGGTGACCCCATCGAGCCCGCCAAGCCGCGCGCCGGCATGCGGTTCAATGTTTGGGAACTGCTGGAGTTCTCGTTCTGCTGTGTTCCCGTCGATACGGAGGCTCTCGTGACTGCACGTTCAAAGAAGCCCGCGGACGATGCCGCGAGCCAGACCGAAACGGAAACGGGCGCGGCGACGCGCGCCGTGGTGACGAAACTCCGCCGCGCCCTGGAGCGCGCGAAAATGCCAACGTTCAAACGCGGGCTCTATGAGGTCGCGCAGCTCGCCAGCATTCTCTCGTCCGTCGGCTACTGCACCGACTACGCAGAGTGGGAAGCGGAAGTTGAGGAAGACGACAGTCAGGTCCCCGCAATGCTCGGCGCCGCGCTGAAGCAACTCGGCGAGGCGCTCATCGCCATGACGCAGGAAGAAGTGCAGGAGCTGCTCGCGCAGCACGACGAGGAAGAAGGTGAGGGGGAGCGCTCCGTATCGCCTCGCGTGCGAGCCTGGCGTGACGCGGTGGCGGCAACGCGCGCGGGCAAGGCGATCTCCGCCTCGAATGCGCAGAAGCTCGAGGAAGCAGTCGGCCACCACGATCGCGCTATGAAGCACTACCGCAGCATGGCCGAACACCACGGCGCCGTCGCCGAACAGATGGAGTCGGTACGCAGCGCCACCGAAAAGGCCGCGAAGTCGCACGGCGAGCTCGGTGAGGCGCTGCAAGCGGCGAAGGATGAGCCGGAGAAGGCTGCCGAACACGTCGCTCGCGCCATCAAGTGTCATCGCGCGGTCGGTGGCCAGCACGAAACGATCAACGATACCTGCACCGATATGAGCGATCGGCACCAGGACACCGCCGATTCCCATGCCGCAATGGGCCGCTCGATGAAATCGCTGCACCGCTGCGTGCGCGCGGTCGTCGAGGGATCCGCGCCCGGCGGCGAGGAAAACAAGGAAGTGCAGACCTCCAGCGGCACCGGCGAGAGCACGGGTTCGGAGGGCGCGCGCAGCGTCGCGGTGGACGCCGCAGTTCATCGCTCGCTCACGACCGCTGCTGATTTCCGACGCCGGCAGGCCGACCTGCTGGCGCTCACCACGACACCCTGAATCGATTCTCGGCCCGGCAGCCGAACCCGCCCTGCGTGCCCTTGGGCAAGGCAATTCCAGCGCCGAGTTCGGCGTATTCCTTACGGAGCCCGCGAAAATGAAGCTCAACGAGCTGATCAAGAAGCGTGCGACCGCCTTCGATGCGTTCAAGGCGCTCGCTGACAAAGATGCCCTGACCCCGGAAGAGGAGACCGACTACGCCGCCAAGAAGCGCGCGGTCGAGGATCTCGACAATCAGATCAAGCGCGCCAAGGAGGCGCAGGCGCTCGCGCTGGAAACCGCGCAGCCGGTCGAGGGTCAGGAGACCGTGGTGCGTGCGGAGGCCGGTGACGATGACCCGTACAGCAGCGAGGCGGCGGCGAAGCGCGCTGGTCTGAAGACGCACTTGGGCCTGCGCGCGGTGGCCTGCGCGAAGATCTTCTTCGCGGCAGGTATGAATCCGGAAGTGGCGCGCGGTATCGCGACGGAGAATTACGGCGAACGTCATCCGATCACGCGTGCTTTCGAAGGGCGGCGTGAGCGCGGCGCGCGGTCGCTCGTGACCTCCGTCGGCGCCTCGGGCGGCTTCATCGTGCCGCCGGACTACGTGAACGAGATCATCGAACTGCTGCGCCCGCGCGCAGTCGTCCGATCCGCCAATCCGCGCACCATGCCGATGCCACGGGGAACGATGCAGTTGCCGAGCCAGAAGACGGCGGCGACGGCGTCATACGGCGCGGAAGGCAAGAAGATCGCGACCTCTCAACAGTCGCTGGGCAAGATCGTCGCGAGCTACAAGAAGCTGACGGCGCTCGTGCCGGTGTCGAACGACATGATGCGGTACGCCGATCCCGCGGCGGATGCCTTCGTGCGCGATGACTTGGTGAAGGTCACGGCGCTCCGCGAGGACAAGGCCTTCCTCTTGGATGACGGCACGCAAGACACGCCGCGCGGCTTCCTGTCCTTCGCTAACGGCTGGGTCACACTGAACGGCGGCACAGCGGGCGTGTGGAACACGGGCGCAAATTCCACCCTCGCCGTGAACGGCGCCGATCCGTCGAATTCGACGGGTGGCAACTTCATCAGCTCGAATGCGACGTATACGCTCGCAACGGTCGCTTCGGAACTCGGCGGCGCGGTGAACCGTCTCGACCAGGCGAATGTGGCGGAAGATCGTCGCGTGTGGTTCATGAACCCGCGCAGCTACAACTATCTCTTCAACGTCCAGAACTCGCTGGGCGTGTACGTGTACCGCGAAGAGCTGCTCGCTGGGAAACTGCTCGGGTATCCGTACAAGAAGACGACGCAGATCCCGACAAACTACTGGGACGCGACCGGCACGAACAAGGATCTCTCGTTCGTGTTCCTGGTCGAGATGGACGAGGCGATCCTGCTCGATAGCATGACGCTAGAGCTGGCGGTGTCTCGCGAAGGCACTTACATCGATGGCACGGGCGCCACGGTGAGCGCGTTCCAGAACGACGAGACGCTCATTCGGGCGATCGCCGAGCACGATTTCCAGATGCGCCACGATCAGTCGGTCGCGGTGATCCAGGGCGTGCGCTGGGCGCCGGCGATCTCGTAAGGGATCGGGCTTCCCCTCTGATGTGAGGCCGACCGGCATCGGCCTCATCGCTGTTTCGTCCTCTTTTTTATAGGAGCTCATCATGGGCATCGTTGTTCAACGCAATATCGGCGCATTGGGTGATCTGCTGCGCCTCACCGATCAGGCGTCGGCGACTGCCGCTGGCGCCGGCGACGCGACGAGCGTCACGGGACAGACCATCGATCGCGCAAATATCGCCGGCGGCGTCCTGCCGTTGAGCGCACTGATGGCGGTGCTGTTCTCGGCGACACTGGCCTCGGGCAAGACGCTCTCGGTCGCGTATGCCGTACAGGACTCGGCCGACGGCACAAACTTTTCCGATTACCAAACGGGAGCGGCGACCGTAGCGGCCACCGGCCCGTCCGGCGGCGGCACGGTGCGCGGTCAATACGAGATTCCGGTGAATCTCACCAGCGCGCGGCGCTACGTGCGGCTGAATTTCCAGCCGGACCTGTCGGCGACTGGTACCGACACTGCGGTGGCGATCGGCGCAGGGTTCTTCGCAGGGTTCGATCGCCTAGCGGCACCGCAAGGCTAATGTCTGCGGCAGAATCGGCGGCGCCCATGCCGGCATCGGGCGCCGACCGACTCTCCCGTCTGCGTGCACGACGCGTCATGTTTCTGACGCCCGTGTATCGCGACACCGCCTGGCAATACACCCGCTCGCTCGTTGACACCGTCCTCGCGCTCGAGCGCTATGGAATCCACCATCGCGCGCAGATGGTTATCGGGAACTCGAACCTGCCACGGGCGCGCAATGAACTCGCTGCTGAGTTTCTCGCGACTGATTGCACGGATGCGTTCCTGATCGACTCCGACATGGAGTGGCAACCGAACGACGTCATGCGTCTGCTCGGCTCCGAACAGCCGCTTATCGGCGCGGTCGGGCGCAAGCGTGTCGATGTTCCCGATACGGACCCGGCCGGCTGGTGCGTGCGCTTTCTGCCGGGTGGGCGAGAGGGTCTGCGTCAGGACGAACTCGGGGCCATCGAGGTCCAGGGGGTCGGAACTGGCTTTCTCAAGATCGAGCGGCGCGTTTTCGAGGCTTTGATCGATGCGCATCCCGATTGGAAGCGCTCGGGTTTCGCGTCGATGAAACCCGAAGTGCGGGAGAAGTATTTCAAGTTCTTCCGCTTCCCCGAGAGCGAAGAGATGGGCGAGGACTACTCGTTTTGCGAAGCCTGGCGCGCGCTCGGCGGATCGGTATGGATGGATCCGGAGATTTCGATTGGCCATGCCGGGTCGCACACGTTCAAGGGCTCGATCTCCGCGCTTTTCGAGTCCGCAACTCCAGTTCGAGAGGTTGCCTGATGAAGATCGTCACGTTGACGCGCGACATGCGGCCCTGGCGCAAAGGTCAGGACGCGGTGCTCTCGGATGAACTGGCGAAGAAGCTCCTGAAGGACGGCGATGCTCAGAACGAGCGGCCATTCCCGCCGCCGGATGTCGCGCCCGCGACGGCGCAGCCGGCGTTCGAGCCCAAGCGCTACATGACGCGCGGAAAGCGAGGCTGATCCCATGCAAGCGACTTTGCTCAATCAATCGATCGCCGCTGCCGCGAGTCTCGCCGCCGTACCATCGAGCAAATTGCTGCTGCCGGACGCGCCGCGCAGCCTCACGGTACAGGGCGCGCTGACCTACGGATCAGGCGGCACTTCGATCGACGCATATCTGCAGACGAGCGTCGATGGTGGCGTGACATGGACCGATATCGCGCAGTTTCACTTCACCACCGCGAGCGCGCGATTCGTCTACAACCTGTCCTCGCTCACGCCGGTAGCGACCGAGTACACGCCCACGGACGGCGCACTCGGTGCGAACACTTCGAAGGACGGGATTCTGGGTCCGCTGTTTCAGGTGAAGCTCGCCTCAGCGGGCACGTACGCGGGCACCACGTTGCGAATCGACGTCGCCACGAGCGACCGCTGAGCCGAAATGTCCGTCGATATCATCAGCTCAGTGCTCGTCGCCGCCACCGCTACGGCGCCGGCAGACCCATACGACCTCGTGACGCTTGCGGTCATGCACGACGAGCTGAGCATTCCATCCACGGACACGTCGAACGATACGTTTCTGCAGCGAGCGATCACGCAGTCGTCCGCGGCAATCGCGAAGTACTGCAATCGCGTCTTCGCCGTCGAGGTCATCGAGGATCGGATTTTTCTCCAACTCGATGCGTACCCGTATCAGGTGCCGGGCGGAACTCATCCGTTGAGGCTCTCGCGCTGGCCGCTCGTCGAATCCGCCGTGATCAGCTTCAGCGGCAACACGCATGCGAACTCGCCGCTCATCGATGGGATTGCGAGCACCGCCGGAATTTCCGAAGAGATGCTCGTTTTCGCGGCCGATGGCCGGATCCCGTTCGGCGCTAGGGTGGATGAGGTCGCGCCGAAGTCCATCATTCTGGATCAGTCTGCTACGGCCAGCGGTGCGGTCTCGCTGAATACAGGCCTGCAGGTCGTGCAGACCACGAGCGCGACGAGCACCAACATACTCGCGGCGGGGACTGACTTTGCGATCGACGCGACACTCGGCGCGCTCATCCGCTTGAGCCCATCGACAGGCGCAGCCGTACGCTGGGAAGCGGGCCCCGTGACAGTCCGGTATCAAGCCGGCTTCGATGTGGTCCCTGCTGACTTGCAAGATGCCTGTTGCAGGCTCGTGACAGCCCGCTTCCGGGCGCGGGGACGTGACCCGACTCTCGTCGAGCGCTCGCAGGGGCCGCAGCTCGGGACCGAACGATTTTGGGTCGGTGTGACGCCCGGTCAGACCGGAGCATTACCGCCAGAGATCACTGCACTCATCGATCAATATCGAGTGCCCGTGACGGCGTGAACCCATGACCGTCGTCACCCGCGGAGACAAGGAACTCGCGCTTCGGTTCGACGCGTTCCCGGCGCGCGCGCGCGACAAGCTTGAGGCGCGCATTCGGACCCTCGTCGAGCGACTTGAAGCGCGCGTCGAGACGGCGGCGCCTCGCCGTACCGGCGCGCTCGCTAGCGAAATTACGAGCCGCGTCTATGGAAATCAGCCGGATCGAATTGCCGGCTACGTCTCGGTGTATGCACCGGGCGCGCCGCGCGCATACGGAAAGGCAGCGACGCTCGAATACGGCAGCAACAAGGGGCGCCGAATCTTCGCGCGCTCTTCGAGTGGACGTCGACGAGTCGTCGAGCGCGTCACCAAGCCAGTCCGCATTCGAGCGGCGCGGTTCCTGCGTGGGCCGCTCGAAGAGATGCGGCCGGAGATCGAGGCGGAATTGAACGACGCGCTCGCGGACACTGCGGCGGAAGAAAGCACATGAGCCGACCCGGCCGCGAAGTCATTATGACCGCACTCCTCAATGCGGTGACCGCCTCCGTGCAGACGAGCTTCACTGCCGACACAGCGGCGAGCTCGCCGACATTGAGCAACCCGAGCACGACTGACGGGCTCTTCATCGGCCTGCCGGTTTTCGGCGCAAACATTCCGCGCGGCGCGGTGATCGAGTCACTTTCGCCGCTCACGCTGAGCCTGGCCGCGACGAGCAACGTGCTCGCACAGCCACTGACCACGGGTTTCCTCACGTTCGGCCGGCGTTTCAAGATGTGGCAGGAAGTAACCGCGCAGCCCGCGCTGTTCCTGCGCGATGGCGATGAAGACCTCGAGTATCCCGACACAATCCTGCAGGTGCAGACCATACGGGCCGAGGTCTGGATTTACAGCAAGGCCGGCGAGAACCCCGATGTCGCGCCGGTCGCCGCGTTGAACAACCTTCTCGATGCCGTGCAGGACGCTTTCGCGCCTGATGATCCGATGCGTCAGCGGTTCACGCTCGGCGGCCTCGTGCACTGGTGTCGCCTTGCCGGCAAGGTCGACAAGGATCCCGGCGATCTCAGTGGACAAGCCATTGCGGTCGCGGATGTCGAGATCATCGTTCCCTAAATCGATTCGACCCTGATGAGGAGCGGGGCCGCTGTAAAGCGGCCCTTTTTCATTCCGGGCGCCTTTTCACTGATGGAGTCCCTCACATGTCCAACACGAACATCGTCCCGCAGGGACTCTTCGGTCCCGGCATCCTGTATCTCACGCGCACGGATATCGCGAACGGCACGCCGATGAACGTCGGCTTCGTGAACGAGTTCTCGTACGACTTCTCGGGCGATTCGAAGGAGCTGTTCGGCCAGAATCAGTTCCCGCTGCTCATCGCGCGCTCGACGATCAAGGCGACGGGCAAGATCAAAGCCGCCGCGCTTTCCGGAAATGCGCTCAACGTAATGCTTCTCGGAGGCACCTGGACGAACGGCACGCAGTACGACATCTACACGGCTGCGGCGACTGCGATTCCGGGTACGCCGTATCAGATCACGCCGACGATTCCGAGCTCGGGCACTGCCGACGGCGACCTCGGCGTCATCCACACTTCGACCGGCGTACCGTTCACCAAGGTCGCGAGCGCTCCGGCCGCCGGGCAGTATTCCTATTCGGCAGGCGTCTACACGTTTGCCTCTGCCGATACTGCGACCAGTGTCATCACCTCGCAGTCGTACAGTTTCACGGCGGGCGCCACGGGTCAGAGCCAGATCGTCACGAACCAACTGATCGGCACGACGCCGACGTTCCAGCTCGACTACAAAACGGTGCTGTACGGCGCGACGTACTACGTGCGCTTCTACAACTGCGTCGGCACGAAGGCCGGGCTCGCTCACAAGATCAGCGATTTCGCGATGCCCGAGTATGACTTCGGCTTCTTCGCGAACGCCTCCCAGCAGGTGATGCTGATCAGCGTCGCGTCGCAGGCGTAAGCCACTTCCGACTCATCTGGCCCGGCAGCCAGACTCGTCTCTCAATCCTCTATGGGGCATCGGCGGGAGAAATTCCGTCGATGGGCGAGCGGCATGCCGGTGTCGCTCGCTTCCCCTCCGGCAAAGAGGTCTCTCCATGTCTGAATCGATCACCATCAAGCTCGCGGGTAAGGACTACACCATTGGTGCGCTTACCGTTGGCCAGCTCGAAGAACTCCATGTCGGAGTGCTCGAAGCACCCGATGCCGACCCGCAAGCTGGGGCGCGCAAGTTCTGGAAGCGCAATCTCGATCTCATCGCGATCGCGCTCTCCGCAGATCATCCGGACGTCACGCGCGACGTCATCGGCAAGATGCGACTCGGCAGTATCAAGGCGGTGAACCAGACGGTCACCGAAATCCTGAAGTTCGCCGGGCTCGTTGACGACGAGAAGAAGGACATTCCAGCGGGGGAATCGCGCGCGGCCGCGGAATAGATTGGCCCGCACTCATCGCGCGCCTCGCGTCGGGCTTGAAGAAGCTCCCGAACGAAATTCGCGCGATGACGTTCCGCGATGCCCGCGCGATCTTTCGATATTGGCTGGAAGCACCGCCCGAGAACGAGATGCTCGCGATCTTGGCGAGCGCTCAGATCGGTTGGAAATCGAGCAAGCCGATGACGGACGAAGAGCGGACCGAGGCGCACCGTGAATCGCTCGAAGTGCGCTGGCGTGCCGGCGCGATGAACGCAAAGCAGATCTTCGAGGCAATGGGCGGGGCCAAAGCCGTGAGCATGCGAATGGATGGCACGTTAGAGCCGGCCGCGCAGATCGAATCTTTCCCTGGAATGCACTGAGAGCAACATGGCCAACAACCTTTCGGTCAAGGTCACCGCGGATATCGTCGACCTACAGACGAAGTTCGCCGTTGCCAAGGCCGAAGTCTCCGGGCTCACCTCGGAGATGAACAAGCTCGCGAAGGCCTCCGCTACCGGTGTGATCGATCCAGCGGGACAGCAGCGCCTGCAGCAGCTCGCCGGTGACCTCATTCACGCGCGCTCGGAAACGGGTCAGTACGCGGCGGAACTCGCGAAGGCCGGCGTATCGCTCGGCGGGTTCACGGGCAAGCTCGAAGCCGGGCACGGCGCGCTTTCGACCGCTACTCGCGAGTTCCGCGCCCTGTTCGATGAACTGACGAGCGGCCGCACCCAGAACACGCCCGGCACGCTAGCGATCATCGCGCAACGCGTTCTCGGCTTGAGCCCTGCCGCGCTTCTCGCCGTCGGCGGTGTTGGCGCGCTCGCGGCGGGTCTCGGCTATCTGGGACTCCAGGCGCTCGAAGCGTCCCACGCGCTCGATCAGATGCATCTGGGAACGCTGCGCGCCGGCAATGAAGCGTCACGGACGCAATTCAATCAACTGGTCCAGGAAATCGCGAAACTTCCCGGTGTCTCCACCGGCGCTGCACGAACGATTGTCTCATCGCTCGCGAGCGTTCCGGGGATCACCTTCGATGCACTCAGCGCGGCGGCGCGACTTGCCGCCGAGGACATGCGTCAAACAGGGAAGGATGCGGACAAGGTTGGCGAATCCATCGCCCGAGCGCTTGAGCCAGCACGCTCGGCAACCGACGTCGCCAAATCGATCGGTGGTCTCACGCAAGCGGAGGTCGACGCTGCCGTCGCTGCGGATCGTAGTCAGAACACGCACGCGGTGCTCGCCGAAAAGCTCAATCTGCTGAGCGGCCAATTGTCCCGAGCGCGGGGATTCACGGACGAGTACTCGCATTCCCTCGGGCAGACCCTCGTCAACGCGTTGGGTTGGGTGGGCCTCACGCAGCAGGGCCTGACGCCGATGGAGGCGACGGCTACCGTCACGAAGGATCAGGCCGACGCGTGGAAAGCGAACGCCGCGGCGATTCGGGACGCCACGGCGGCCGTTGCTAATTCTCCATTGCAGAAGCCGCTGGTATACGACCAGGGATCAGTGCTCGATCGTATGCGCGAGAAGATCAGCGCGCTCGCTGCGACATGGGACGGTACGCAATCCGGGCTTTTGACCAAGCAGCGCGCCGTCGCGACGCAGATGCTCGCAGAGGCCCAGCGCAACTCGAAGGAGTATCTGGATATCCAGCAGGAGATTGCCCGGCTGGATGTGCAGATTCGGCAAAGCACCGGCAACGAAGTTGTCGCCAATGCGCGCGCGCAGATCGCACAAATCACCGGCGACATGAGTCACGGCGCCCTCGAACGACTCGAACGAGAGCGCGAGACGTGGCAGCAGCTGCTCGCCGGCGAACAACTGACCGCCGCTCAGCGCGTCGAGGTCCAGCGCAGCGTCAATCAGATCGGGGCCGAGCTCGCCCGCGAACGTCAAGCCGAGGCGCAGGCCATCGCGCGGTCCGACTTGCAGACCGATATCGCAATTGCTCGAGATCGCATCGAGGCGCAGAAAGCCAGCCTTGAAATCGAAGTCGAAGCGGGTCGCGTCTCCGCTGCGCAGAAGCTCGCTATCCTCAAGGATCTGACTAATCAGGAATACGCGCTCAACCTTCAAGCGCTCGAAAGCGAACTCGACACGCTGAAGAGCCAGCCCGTCGAATACGAGCGCACGTACAACCAGATTCGCGAGTTGAAAGCGAAGCAGGTTCTCGATCTCGCCAACCTAGAGCGGCAGGCCGCTGCGGAGACAGCGCGGCAGGCCAAGCAACAGGTGAACGTCTGGCGCGGAGCCGTGGAGGAAATCGAGCAGGCCGAGGGCCGCATGGTCGCCGATCTCATCGGCCGTCGCACGACGCTCAACCAATCCCTGCTGCGGCTCGGTCA